CAACAAAATTAAATAAAAATAATGAGAAATACAAAGATATGTTCACGTTAGTATGCGCAATAACAGCCATTTCAAAACGTATAAAACATCCAATCATGGATTATAATAACGTTAATGTTGAACCGTTGCAGCAATTAAGAACTTCATTTGAAAAGTGGGTTGATGTTATTATATTCAATTACAATGAGTTTCCAATTTTTTATAGGCCAATGTATAAAAAAGCTGTTTTTGTTTGTAAAATTAGTGACACCGAATTTATTGTATGCGGATACGCCACACCAAGAATAATTGACAGTTTCCACTCAAAAATGCTGGTTAATAACCAAACAATAAGAGAGCAATCAAATATGAGTGCGTTTTACGGTTTTGACCGTTTAAGACCTATACCAAATAATGTGTACGACTTTAAGAATTTATTCATTTAACTGGGTATTTATATTATAATATCATAGTAATGAGTAAAAAAATATACAAGATGACAGAAGGCCAAGTGGCCAAAATTTTGAACAATAAAGCTGTATCATCAACTAAAGATGAAGGTTTGGATCTTGATGTGATTTCAGAATTGTTTTCGATTCATGAAGAAGCTGAGAACCCAACTTTTTATATATCAAAAGATAAGGAACATTTTGGTAAACCAATGACGGAAAAATCTGATGATTGTTACCATGTTGTTGTAAACCCAGAATATAAAGATCTTTCTTTTGTTTTTGAGGTTATTAATGATATGTATGAAAATAAGGACTTTGAAGCATTAGTTTCTGAATCAAATGTCGTTTGCGAAGAGTGTTTTGAGTTATCCATTGAAAAAAAATTAATGGAAAATTTTGATACTTGGGTTTTAAAAGATATGATTTCTGAAGACGTAAAGTATCACCTTAGTAACAGTATACCTTTATTAGAAAATGAATACAGACCTGGTAGTGAAAAACATGCTATGGTCATCAAAGAAGCTAGAGAACTTTGGGAGAAAAAAATCATTAAGTTATCAGCGTTAGATACAAAATTATTTGAAAACACAGATTTAGGTAGATTTGGTTTATACGAGAATCAAATGGTCCCATTGGATTTACCGTTTACCGAGAATATGGCTGAAGATGAGCTTATCGCTGAAGCTAAATACCAAGGTAAAGATGTTGAAATAGGTAAACCAAAAAGAGGTGGTTCTAAAAAATTCTACGTTTATGTTAGAAAGCCAGGTGGTGGTATTAAAAAAGTTTCTTTTGGTGATACAACTGGTTTATCTGTTAAATTAAATAACCCAGCGGCTCGTAAATCATTCGCTGCCAGACATGATTGCGCTAATAAGAAGGATAGAACAAAAGCATCTTATTGGTCATGTAGATTACCTAGATATGCTAGTTTGCTTGGTCTAAAATCTAAATTTGGTGGATTCTGGTAAACCATATAAAGACATTGAGATTGGTGATAACTATGTCGTAAGGGAATCTGACGAGAATATCGATCCAATTGAACTTATGTGGCATAGGGATAACGAGGATCGTGTTGTTGAAGTTTTAAATACAACTGATTGGAAATTTCAATACGATAACCAATTGCCAATACCCTTAAAAGAAAATGTCTCACTAAAAATAGCAAGACATGATTGGCATAGAGTTATAAAAGGTACTGGTAATCTTAAGTTAAAGATAACTAAAAGTTAACTCTACAACTACCATATACACCAGTAAAATTATTAGTATCATCCATATCTAACCATTCTATACCAGAGTTTGATCCACCATAGAATATAAAATTAGAATTTTCATCCATAAACTCTTCCTCTTTTCCAGGTGGAACAACAATTTCGACACCCTGTAATGCTATGGGTTGGTCTTTTATTTCATAATTTAATACCCCACCATAACTGAAGATGTATAACGGATTGTATTTAGCAAATCTACTAAATAATTGTATATTAATTTTTCTTTCACATTTAACTTCTTTGTTAAAAGTGTAACATAACATTTCAGCCGTAGCCCTATTAACTTTAAACTTATGTACTGATAGTATCTCAGCTAACGGATTTTCGTAAATCATTTAATTGATTATCAATCTTATCGTACAAATCATGTAAGGTACGATCGTTTATTATCTCAGATGTTATGCCAGTAATTAAATCCATTTCTTTTTCAGACGCATGCTCATCACCACCAGTTAAATTTGGACGATTTACAGACCAAATAGCACCACCCATTTTTAATATAGAATCAACTTCGTGCTGAAATCTTACATCGCAAATAACAACATCTAAATGTCTGTTTTGTTCATACCATTGCTCAAAACGTTTAACCCAGAAACCACGACCAAATGCTTGTAATTCTGGTATATACTTTGGCATATCGTATTGAAACACCTCAGTACCCATTATTTGTAAAACTAATCTTGGTGTAATTCCCCAGGTTGGGTCAATTTCATCCTTAGCATCACCAAAAACTTGTTCTTCGGTAAAACCGAACAACTCCATAGCCCCACGTTTAATTGGGTTAGCAAAACTATATTTTACAAAATTTTTATTAGCAACAAGGTAATCGCCTGTTGTATCTTTACCCGAACGTTTTTTTCCTAAAATACCTACTATCATTTTATACTTATTGTACAATAATAGTAAAAATATTTTAAAAAAACAAATCCCCTTTCGGGGATTTTATTTATCTACCTAAAGTACTTAGGAATTCGTCTATAACTGATTTTTTAAATCGTCTTGGTTGTTCTTGAACTGGTTGTTCTTCTGGAGCCATTTCTTCGGCACCTGGTTCAGCTTCTGTTGTATCTTCGGAATCTTTGTTTTGGAGTTTATTTAACATGTCGTTCATATCCTCTTCTGTTATCTTCGTCATATCGATTGCGGATAAAATTGAATTAACAACGTATTTATAATCTTTTGACTCTAATTCCTGGGCACCATCTCTCATTTTTTGGGTTAACTTACCAGTAAGTTTTTGAACCGTTTTTAAGATGGGTTCATCAACGTTTTCAACACCTGTTTCTTGTGCTGGGTCTTCTGCTGGCATAGCTGTTGCGTCCATTCCTGGATCAGCTGTTGTGTCAACGCCCGCATCGGTGGGTGTTTCGCTTGAAAAATCTGTGGCTAAATCAGCTGGTTCTTCTGCTGGCGCAGTTGTTGTATCCACACCCATATCAGCCATTGTATCAGCTGCTGGTGCGGAACCAGTGTTTTTAAGTTTTAGGATATAACGCTCGGTTATACTTTTTTTTTTAAAACATCAATGTTTTCTTTAAAATCAACAGATTCGTTAATTTCTCTAAACATCATGTTTAAATGCTTTAAAGCATCCGCATATGATTTGTAAGAATGTTCGTGGATATTTTGAACACCCGTTAAATAATCATATCCACCGTTTTCATTTTTAGATTTAATGTAAACGTGTTTTTCTTCTTGTACGATACCATATTCAGTACCGTTAGACGCTAAAGCTTCGTGCAATACACTAGACAAGTGACCAAGAGTTGGTGTGCTTTCATTCACCAATTCTTTTTTAATACCAGCGATCTCTAAGATCCTAGCTAATTTATCGTCTACGTTTTCTATTTTTTCAGAACCTATTGGTTTCATATCTTAGTTATTTAAAATAATTATTCTTCTTATAAATATAAGCAAAAAAAGTAAAATATCAATACCCTATATTTTCTAGGGATAAAAATTCATCTTTGACATCAATACCCATATCAGCTAATCTATCCATATACCCAGATCTTCTTAAATATTTAAAAACTAAATTCTCAGTACTAAACTCGCCAGTTGCATTTAAACCGCTTTTTCTGTAAGCTCTGATTTTTTCTTTTAGTTTTTTTAGTTTTAAAATTTTGGCATCCGCATCCTTTTCATTAGCAATATCCGTTAATTTTTTATCAAACTCTCTTACTTTTTTAACAATATCTTTTTTATTTATTTCTGGTTTTTCTTTGCTTGGTTCTTTTCTCCATTTACTATAGAGTATGCTATATATACCATCAGCTGCATCTAAAACTTCTTCAACATCTTGTACATATAATTCAACGTCAAAACCTTTGATTTTTATATCATGTTTTAAATTGTATAACTCTTTTTTAGCTGTAAAAAATTCATCAACTAAAATATTATCATCATTAACAGCTTTTTTGTCTATAACAATATGTAAATCAATATCAGAATATTCTGACCAGTTATAATTAGCTAAACTACCAACAAACAAAATATCCTCGATAGCAAAACTATCAATACTAAGACTTTCAATAAAATCTTTTCCTATCGCAATTAAACGTTCTCTAATTTCTTTTTTAAGTTTTATCTCATTAAAATTATCAGATGATGGGTTTTCCCAAATATCCGAATATAAACTAGGTTGGATAGTAAAACTTTTTAAAATATTGTCCATATGAGATAAATATCTCTATTTTCAGTTAAATTAGGTAATCTTCCTCAAATTCCTCAGAAATATAGTGTTCATCCTTTTTTTCGATCCAACCCGTGATAATATATTTGTATTGCCCATTTTGTGGTGGGTTACCACGATGCTTGTGTGTCCATAAAGCTGGGGCTATAACTAATTTACCAGCTTCTGGTTTTACCTTTTTTGGGTTAAACTTGAATTCTGTCTCACCACCGTTATCAACATCATTTAAATAATAAATGAAAAACAATTCTCTTTTAGCGGTTGTACCACCTTCATTTTCATGATGCCAAGCATAGTAACCTTGATCATCAATGTATCTTTGCATTTGCATATGTGGTTGACCGTTATTACCAGCCATATAACAAGATTGAGCTGTTCTTACAGCAGAAGCTTTTGACGCAAATCCACCTGTAATTGTCATAAAAGTGTTTTGTTCGATATAATCGACCAAATTACCTAATAAATTTTCTCTTAAATAGTCATAGATATAAACCCAGTTTGGGTTATCTAAATTCAAATGAATCATCAAATCTGTTGAGGATTTAACGAGTTTATTGACACCAGCACCACTAATACCTTCAGTTTGGTTTTTAGATGTTTCAAATTCGTTTATAATAAAATCACAAACTTCTCTGGGGATAGCGTTTTCGTATATTTTAATTAAATTATCCATTATAATGTTTTGTTATAAATAATTTTAAAGCTGTTAATATCATCATTTAATCTTAATGGTATACCCTTATGATCGGTAAAATCACATAATTCTGAATTTTTAAAGAAGACAAAGGCGTTACAGCCAAACTTATTCGATATATCATCGGAATATTCTTTAACTTTTCTAGCAAATTTACCAAAGTCATTACCATCATTATCGAATAATATAAGGATATTATTTTTTTCCAGAATATTGGTATAGGTATAGATTAACTTATTTTCTTGCCAAAATTCTACTCTCCAATGACCTATCTCATTCATCGGATAAGCTCCCCATGTTCCACCGTTTAAAGGCATTTCACCGAAAAACTCGTTGTTATAGTACCATTTAACTAAATAATTCTGGTTACCA